AGAAAAACAGTTATGATTTATTAAGTCAATTCTAACATCAGATACGTATAGTAGATACTGGCCTGACCATGTACATCCTGAAGATGGTAAACGTACAAGGTGGACAAACTCGGAGATTATGCTTGACCACCCTGCTCGTAAGGCTGAGAAAATTAGAGACCCCTCTGTTTTTACTGGTGGCCTCACTACTTCTCTTACAGGGATGCACTGCGATATTGCTGTCCTCGATGATATAGTAGTATACGAGAATGCATACACAGGTGAGGGAAGAAACAAAGTTAAGAGCCAATACTCTTTATTGTCATCTATCGAAGGTGCAGAAGCTAGAGAGTGGGTTGTAGGTACACGTTACCATCCTGTAGATCTATACAACGATCTGCTACAAATGACAGAAGAACTGTTTGATGACGATGGTAACAAGGTAGGTGAGGATAACATCTACGAGATCTTTGAACGTCCTGTAGAGGATAGAGGAGATGGTACAGGTGAAATGTTATGGCCTCGTAGTCAACGTAAAGACGGTAAGTGGTTCGGGTTTGACATTAAGGTACTAGCTAAGAAAAGAGGTCAGTACTTAGACAAAGGACAGTTTAGAGCACAGTACTACAACGATCCTTCAGACCCTGACAACGTACCTATAGAAAGCACAAGGTTTCAGTACTACGAACGTAAACTACTAAAAGAAGATCAAGGGCACTGGTTCTATAAAGACTCTAAGCTAAACGTATTTGCAGCTGTAGACTTTGCTTTTAGTTTATCTAAGAAGTCAGACTACACAGCTATTGTTATCGTAGGAGTTGACTCAGATAATAACATATACGTACTAGACATAGATCGTTTTCGTACTGACAGGATTACAGAATACTTTGAGCACATACTACAGTTGTCAACTAAGTGGTCATTCCGTAAACTAAGGGCTGAGGTTACAGTAGCTCAACAAGCAATCGTTAAACAATTAAAAGAACTGATCAAGCAACACGGATTAGCTATAAGTGTAGATGAGTTTAGACCTAACAAATACCAAGGTAATAAAGACGAAAGAATATCTGCAACTTTAGAACCTCGTTATGACAACTTACAAATATGGCATTATCGTGGTGGTAACACACAGACTTTAGAAGAAGAACTACAGTCAAGGAACCCACCGCATGACGATATTAAAGATGCTCTTGCTTCGGCTATAGACATTGCTGTCAAGCCATTTAAGAATGTACGAAGAAATAAAGACAAGAATATCGTTTGGGCTAATAACAGATTTAGAGGAGCCTCTTAATGGCTGGTGAGACAATAGAATTAGAATACCTTTTAAGTCCTGACTCAATGGCTATTGAGGTATCTAACAGATGGCGTGAATGGTCTAACCTTCGTCAGACTAAAGTTGAAGAGTGGAAAGAGTTACGTAACTATCTGTATGCTACAGACACAAGCACAACTAAGAATGCTATGCTTCCTTGGTCTAACAGTACAACAACTCCTAAGCTAACTCAGATCATGGATAACCTCCATGCTAATTACTTTGCTACATTATTTCCTCAGTCTAAGTGGATGCGTTTTGAAGCTGAGACAAGAGATGCTAATGTTAAAGCTAAACGTAATGTAATACAAGCATACATGGATAACAAAGTTCGTCAGTCTGACTTTATTAATACAGCCAGTGACTTACTCTATGACTACATTCAATACGGTAATTGCTTTGCTACTGTTACGTGGGAAGACAACTACCAAGTTAAAGAAGCTGGGGACCTCGTTGTAAACTATGTAGGTCCAAAGGTTGTACGTGTTTCACCATACGATCTTTGTTTTAATCCTACAGCACCCAGCTTTGAGAAGTCACCTAAGATCCTCAAGTCTATAAAAACACTTGGAGAGATCCGAGGTATGATAGACAGTGATCCGTCAAAGTCATACATGGAAGGTGTCTTCTCTAAAATGATGGGTGCTAGAGCTGCTGTAAGGGGTTCTGACGCCACATACGATAAAGCTGACGGTTATGTAGCTGACGGCTTTACATCTATTCAGCAGTACTATGAGTCGGACTACGTAGAGGTTCTAACTTTCTATGGTGATTACTATGACACAGAGAATGGTGTCCTACTAAAGAACCGTATCATCACAGTAGTTGACCGAGCATACGTTATGGCTAACGAAGAAGACCCTAGCTGGTTAGGTAGTTCACCTATCTTCCAAGCTGGATGGAGACCTCGTCCTGACAACTTGTATGCTATGGGACCATTAGATAACTTAGTTGGTATGCAGTACCGTATTGACCATCTAGAGAACTTAAAGTCAGATGTGTTTGACCAGATAGCTTACCCTATGTTAAAGATCCGTGGTGACGTAGAGGACTTTGACTTTGAACCAGGTGGTCGTGTGTATCTAGGTGAAGAGGGTGACGTAGGTTACATGGCTCCTGATGCTACAGCATTACAAGCTGACCTACAGATTAGATTCTTGGAAGACAAGATGGAAGAGATGGCAGGTGCACCTCGTCAGGCTATGGGTATACGTACACCAGGTGAGAAGACAGCATTTGAGGTACAGTCACTACAGAACTCAGCATCTCGTATCTTCGAGCATAAGACAGCTCACTTCGAACGTGTGTTCCTTGAGCCAATACTCAATGCTATGCTTGAAGTATCTCGTTGTTATATGAATATGTCTGACACAATAAGAGTTTTAGATGATGCTACAGGTGCTGTTCTATTCCAGACGATTACTAAGGATGACATTACAGCTAAAGGTAAGATTGTTCCTGTAGGTGCTAGACACTTTGCTGAACGAGCTAGACGTATACAGAACCTTACCCAGTTATACCAGATTAAGTTGTCAGACCCTACAGTAGCTGCCCACTTGTCAGGTAAAGAGTTTGCCAGAATCTTGTCAGAAGAATTAGGTGAGCCTGAGTTGTTCTCAGAAAACATTTCAGTATCTGAACAACTTGAAACACAACAGCAGATGCAAGAAGCTGAAGCTATTAACCAAGAACAATTAATGTTAGCTCAAGAAATGGGAATATAGATATGCCATACAAAGCAGGTAAAGTTAAACCGTATAACAACACAACAAAGAAACCTAAGCCTAAAGAGAGACCTAAAGCAAAGCCGATGAAAAAGAAGAAATGAAATCTATCTGGTTAAAAGGTCTCAAGGGACAAGATAAAGAGAAACGTAAAGCTGAAGTACTAAACTACAGAAATGCTTTCGATGATCTAAAAGAAATTCTCGAACATAACTTTAAAAAGAAAGAGTCAGTTCTTGATTATGAAGTACCCAATTGGGAACTACGTCAAGTGGCAGTCAACGAGTACAACCAAGTACTTGATGATCTGCTTAAACTCATAACAATTAATAAGGAATAAAACATGGATGTGTTTTCTGAGAGTGGACAAACCAATGACACTGCTCAACCTGAGATTCAAGCTACTGAGAATACCCAACCACAGGATTCTTTTGTACAGAAACTCGTAGAGGCGAAGGGAGATAATTGGAAAGACCCTGAAGTATTAGCCAAAGGCAAGATTGAAGCTGACGGTTATATTAAAGAACTTGAAGGACAACTCACTAGCATGAGGGAAGATTTAAGTAAACAGGATTATGCCAAAGATCTCTTGGAACAGTTGCAAAATAAGGCCGCAGACCCCATCAATGCGAAGAATGCAACGCCAAACAACAATACTGGTGGCACGTCAGAAGGGAATACCAACCCTAGTCTGAGTGAGGAAGACCTGAAGAGCCTTGTTGAACGTACACTAACCGAACGAGATAAAGATTCTGCTGTAAAGCAAAACCTTAATTTTGTTAATGATGAAATGGAAAAGAGTTATGGCACTGATGCCTCAGCTAAGATCCAGAATAAAGCTAAGGAGCTAGGGTTAACTATAGAACGTATGCAAGAAATTGCTGCAGAGTCACCCACAGCTTTCTTTAACCTCATTGGTGAACCTAAAAAAGAATTTAAACCATTGGTTGAAGGTTCTGTTCGCACGGAAGGTGTAAATATGCAAGCCTCGAATGAACGTGATTGGTCTTACTACCAGAACCTTCGTCGAGAAAACAAAAACCTTTACTACACACCTAAAGTCCAACGTCAATTAATGGATGACAAAATGCGTTTGGGCGATAAATTTGGTTTGTATATTTAATTTGGAGTAAATAAAATGGCAGGTATGACTACTTCCACTGACTACTTGACTCGTTCCGACGTATGGAGTCAAGAACTAAAAGAACTTCTTCGTGATGAAATGATGGCACAACGGTACGTCCGTATGCTTGAGGGTTTCCCAGACGGAGATACTTTTCATATCCCACAAATAGGTGAGATTATAACTAGAGACTATTCTGAAGATGCTGCTGTTGTGTACGATCCACTTTCTACAGCTGACTTCACGTTTACTGTAGACAAGTATCTTACTTCAGCTACTTATATTACTAAGAAAGCTGAACAAGACTTCTTCTACGCAAACGAACTAATGTCTCGTTTTGTTCCTGAGCAAGAACGTGCTATACTTGAGCACTTCGAAGCTACAACATTTGCAGCTCCTGAAGCTGGTGTATCTGCTAACTCTGCAGAAGCTATCAACGGCATTTCACATCGTATTGCTGGTGGTAACTCAGGTAAAATGGAACTAGAAGATTTTGCATATGCACGTTACGCATTGAAAAAATCAAATGTTCCAGATCAAGCAATGGTTGCTATTGTTGATCCGTCAGTTGAGTACACAATTAACACATTGTCAAACTTAGTTAACGTTTCTAATAACCCTAAGTTTGAAGGT